CTCCAAGCCTGCTGAGAATGAACGCATCTACGTATTTGTATGTGTTGATGCGAGTAAAAGGGGTATGTTTTTCTTACGGGGAGTTGTGAGGGAGCACGTGGTAGGCACGTGGGCTCGCTGCGCTCGCCTGCACGTGTTTACTGTTGGGCTGATAGAGTGCGTGCTCTCAGTGTTTACGCCGTTCTCGCTGCTAGTCGCAGCTCGTTACGGCCCACTACGCCGACAACCACGGCACAACACGACTGTGCTTCGCTTAGCCGCTCAGCAAGACGGACGGCAGGCGAAAAAGTTACACTCTCCCCCAAATTATTTCACCAGCGCCCAGCCCTAGGTGCTACTACCTAGGGTGTTTACACTAGGTATGTTCCACTAGGTAGCCATACTTAGGGAGTTTACCCTGGGTAGATTCCACTGAGTAGGGATACCTAGGGTGTTTTGCCTAGGTAATTGCCACTCCGTAGTTCGCCATGAGTGTGTTTCCCTAGGTAGTGGCGGGGGGGGGATCACGCCGAGCCTGCTCGGTTACTTGGGTGAGTAGTTCACTGCCCCGTAAAAAATAGTCTCAAAAAGGGCTCATACTGTGTAAGTGGAAGGCTTACCGGCTCCCGCCTCGCCTTGCCGATGTCGGCAGTGCCTGCCGTCTCGTGCAACCGTATGGTAGCGTTATTTAGCCCTACGGGGAAGTTGGCAAGCCTTTTTTTTGAGAAAGTTTGTAGAAAGATGTAAATAGGGGTGGGGTAGGGTTTTAAAATTGGAGATAAAAAGGGGGTTGACGTGTTCGGGGTAGGTTGTTGGTCTTTTCTTAGAAGCTCATGGAAACGACTAACGACAACGGCAACAACGCGCAGGGCGCGGCTATTCGTTACGAGCCATACGTTGATGAGATTCGCCGGTCGGTCAGGAAGCGGCAGACAAGGAGTGAGCTGCGTCGTATGTTTTTTAGTGGAACGGGGTGCTCGGTTCCAAATGGGGTAAATCTCAGGAGCTTTGTCTCAAAGTGGCACGCCCATCAGCAGGCAATTAACGCTGGGGCGTTGCCGTCTCTTTTTTGGCTTGAGGTGCATGGACTAAAAAGCAATTCCTGAGAAAACCTATGCAAAACGACGACAGGACTCAACACGCGGCGGCAGAGGCGGCTTCCGTGCGAAATGCGGGCTTTGGTGGGCGTTCGAGTGCCGTGGTAGCGGAGTCGATAATGACGGCCTTGGGGACGGGCGATGGGCGTGCTGTCGTTGAGGAAAAGAGTCCGGCGAAGGCGGCTTTGGCTTTGGACTTGATGGCGGAGGGGAAGAGCTTGAAGCACGTCCAGAAGAAGACGGGGTTGAGCCTGCATGACTTGGCAGCGTTGCGTAGTCGGCACCCGGAGGCGTTGGCGGAGCGGAAGCGGGAAATTGCGCAGGGGGCTTTGCAGTTGGCGGAGAGTAGCCGGATGCTGGCGATGGAGAAGATGCAGCAGTTGGCGGATGATCCGGAGCAGTTGAGGAATACGAATTTGAGGGATTTGATGGTGGCTTATGGGGTGGCGCTGGACAAGAACCGGGATGCGACGGGGGAGACCAATAGGATGACGCATGACGTGCGGGTAATTGGGACGACGTTGGAGGATGCGCACAAGTTCATCGAGGCGGCGAAGGAAAAGGCCCGTAAACGCAAGGAAACGGCTGCGGTGGAGGTTGTGGTTGAGGAGGTGAAGAGTGAAGGCTAAGGAACGCCGCATTTCATGGACAACCTCCTATGAGCAGGGGGAAGAGGCTGCCGAGCTGGCGGAGGGCTTTGCTGCGTTGGAATGGGAGACGGCCAACGGCAGGGAGGGTGAGTGGGAGCGGGTAAGGACGCTTTGGGGTGATGGGAAACTTGGGTATGCCGGTTACATCCGGGGAAAGACGCTTAAATGAAAAACGAAGTAGGTAAGTGGTATCGGTATGACGATTTGGGCGACAAGGGCGGGCTTTATGCGGCGAGAGCGAACGGTTCACTGTCGTTTGGTTTTTACATGGGTAAAGACCCCGAGGGATTTGCTTGGTGGGGGCCAACGGCATTCAGCCAAGATACCAATTGTCTTTCAAAGGGCGAATGGGGATACCACGAGCGCGATTTGGTTTTTGTAAAGGTTGGGGACGGAACAGAAATTACAGAAAGCAAAGCATTTTCAGTTATCTACGAATCTCTTATTTGATGCTTACTTGGAAGCGACATGAGTTGTTGAAGCCTCCGACGGACGAGGAGGTGGCGTTGATGGAGCCGGAGGAGCTGCTTGCGGTTCACAAGGCTTACCACGAGTCCATTGCCAACGCGGAGCGCGACCCCTATCGGTATGGGTTTGTCCTAGACCATTGGAAGCGGGCCGATGAATGGTTTCATAAGTATCGGACACTGTTGCTCTTCGGTGCTAACCGCTCCGCGAAAACGAGTTACGGAGCTAGGGCCGTGGTTAGGGCGGCAACGGAAAACCCCGGAAGCCTGATTTACTGCTTTAGCCAGACAGAGGAAACGTCTTTGCTGGTTCAGCAGCCGGCCATTTACCTAGCCCTTCCGGCTGAATTAAAGGTCAAAAGGACGGAGAGCGTCACTCACATCAGTTACAGCAGCCAAAACGGCTTTACGGGCAATGCTCTGGTGCTTCCGAACGGTTCCCGAATCGTCTTCAAGTTCTACACCCAGTTCCAGCAAAACCAAACCATCCTTGAAGGTATGCAGTTGGGGGCTAGGGATGCCCAGTGGATCAACATCGGAGCATGGCTGGACGAGTATTTGCTGGGTATGGAGCTAATTGACCGCCTCTACCTGCGTTTGGCTACCCGTAACGCTAAATTGCTCGTTACCTTTACCCCAAAGGACGGCATTACGGAGACGGTGAAGTATTTCCTGAAGGGTTGTGAAACGGTGGAGAAGCGGGATGCGGAGTTGATGCGGGTTTTGCATGGCCGCAAGGACTGCGAAGTGCCCTACATCCAGAAAAACGAGAGCCGCAACACGGCCATCATCTACTTTCACAGCAAGGACAACCCTTGGAGCGGCTATGAAACCATTGTTGAGCAATGCAAAAGCAAGGGGGACGCCGATTACACGCTGACGGCAGCCTATGGGGTGCCTACGGCGATGTTTGAGACGCCTTTCCCCTGCTTTTCAACGGAAGTGAACGTGGTTAAGCCGTCGGACATACCCACCAAGGGCGTTACCCGCTACATGGTGCTTGATCCGGCGGGGCGTAAGAACTGGTTCATGGTTTGGATTGCCGTGGACGAGACCGGAACGTTTTGGGTTTACCGGGAATGGCCGGGTGTGGACGTTGGTGAGTGGGCGGTGGAGAAAAACGGCGACTTCATCTCCGGTCCGGGCTCCCGTGGACGTGGTTACGGCATCGGCGAGTATGCGGCGCTGATTCGGTCGCTGGAAAACATGCCCAACGAGGTGATTCACGAGCGAATCATTGACCCTCGGCTGGGGCAGACGAAATACATGAAGGAAAGCGGCGCCTCCTCCATCATCGAAGACCTTGCCGACCAAGACCTGATTTTCCTGCCGGCGCCGGCCTTGGACATTGAGGACGGGTTGCAGGCGTTGCAGACGAAGATGGCTTACGACCGCCGGAAGCGTCGGGATTCCATGAACCACCCGCATTTTTACATCAGTAGCGAGTGCGAGAACACAATTTCGGCGTTGCAACTTTACACGGGCGAGGGCGGCTACGAAGAGGCATGGAAAGACCCCATCGACTGTTTGCGTTACGCCGCAATCACCGGCATTTACCACATCGGCGATCAAAAGCCCCGTGTCATCACGGGCAAACGAGGATACTAAGCATGGCTAACATCAAATTCGAGGATTTGCGGCAGGAACTCCGGCTCAACCGGCTTGAGCTGTCCAAAATTCGGAAGCACAAGTGCATTGAGGGCGAGGACTGGTTCAAGGACAAGGAAGGCTCTTGGTTCACGGAAAAGGGGGCGGACAAGGTGCGGCTGGCCCACGAAATCCCGCTGGCGGTGCCGGAGCGGGTGAAGGTGCGCATTATCGGCAAGGCTCCGAACAAGCGTTGGGTTTGGGGTATCACCCTTGGCAAAAACAGCCATCGGGTTCCGGTGTTCATCCCCAGCCGCCTTCACCCCGACCGCCTGCTTGGCAAACTCATCAACGCAGACGTTATCCAGGACTCCAACGGCATCACCTACCGACATGAAGCTATCGGAAAACTTACCCGCTGAAGACCGCTTTGACGGCAAGATGACCAATCGTGAGCTTTTCGAGCATCACGAGCGGCTTGTGGCGTTTGAAATCCTTACCCGTTGCCTTACTTCGTGCTACTATCCAATGGGGTTGCCGGAGCTTCAGGAGAAGACCGGGCTTGGGCCTAAAACCATTCACCTGATTATCGGCAAGCTGAAAACTAAGTATGGACGACAAGAACGACGTGGAACTTCTTTACACGAGCGAAACGCCGAGCGTTGCGCTTTTGAAGAAGGCGTATGACGACACGGTAACGGGGCTTGCGACGTATCAGCAGGCAGCCAAGACCAGCTTCGATACCCGACACAACATTTGGGCCGGCAAGTCGGAGGACTTGCGCAAGAAGGGTGCCGATGCCTTCCCGTGGACGGATGCGTCGGATACGGAAGTTTTCCTGTCGGACAACGCGATTAACACCTACATCGCCCTGTTTATGAACGCCCTTCAGCGGGCGAACATCCGGGCGAATCCGGTAGGCTTTGACGACATTGAGCGTTCGGCTACGGTGTCGGCGTTTCTGCGGTGGATGGTGGCGAGTTACATCCCTGAGTTTCGCCGGCAGATGGAGCTTGGTGCAAACGACCTGCTCACCAAGGGCATCATGATTACGCATGTGGGATGGCTTCAAGAGAAGCGCACCTACCTGCAAGACGTGACGCTTGAGCAAATCGCGGCTGCCAGCCCCGACCTTGCCCGCGCCATCATGGAGAAGGACAAGGAGGAGGAAATCCTCGCCATCTTCAGCCAGTTCTTCGGCAAGATTGACGACAAGAAGTTTGCCAAGCGCATGAAGGTTGCGCTCAAAGACCTTCGCAAGACCGGCAAAGCCCGCATTCCGGTTAGCCGCAACTCCGTGGACTGCCCCTGCGTGGAGAGCATGTCGCCGGACCAAGACCTCATTTTCCCGAACTACACGCGCGATCCGCAGTCGGCCCCGCATTGCTTCCGGCTGCGCAAGATGACGCCGCAGGCAATTGAGAACGCGGTGGCTACGCTCGGGTGGGATGAAGAGTGGGCCGAGGCGGTTCTGAAAATGGCGCTCGGCAAAGACTACCGCACGGGCGATGCCATTAACAACCGCAACCTCATTCGCGAGGGCGGGCTGACAAACAAGCTGGTTGACGTGGTTTATGCCTATCAACGGCTAATTGACGAGGACGGCGCCGAGGGCATCTACGAAACGATTTTCTGCCCACTGGCGGTTGAATACGAGGGGCGGGAGGTGTTTGCCAAGCATTCCCTGATGAACGGCTTTGATGACTACCCGGTGGTGGTTACAAAGCTCGGGGAAGAGTCCCAGCGGCTCTACGAGGGCGCTTCCGTGCCCGAGCGGCTACGCGGGCTGCAAATGACGGTGAAGGCCGAGCGTGACAGCCGAATTGACCGGAACAGCCTTTCTACGGTGCCTCCGTTGCTTTGCCCGGTTGGCTCCGAGCCGAAGGAGTGGGGTCCGCGTTCCATCATCCCCTATCGCCGGCAAAACGAAATCAGCTTTGCCCCGACTCCGCCGTTCAATCCGGGCTCCATCGAAATTGAGAACACGATGCTGATGGAGGCCAACAAGGTGATGGGCCTCGATCACGAGAATCCGCTGGCTCCGCAGCGTCAGCAGTTCTTCGTGAACAAGTTCTTGGAGCACGTCCGGGATGTCATCAAGCTCGCGTTCAAGTGCTATCAGCGGTTTGGCCCCGAGTCTGTGTTCTTCCGCGTCACCGGCAAGGGCGAGGGCCAGACGATGACGAAGGGTAGTGCCGACGAGAACTACGACATTAGCATTGAGTTCGACGTGCTGATGAACGACCCGGAGAACATGGAGAAGATTCTCCAGCAGTTCGTCAGCTTGCGGCAGCTAGACGCTAACGGGCGTATTGACATGGACCTGTTGCTTGGCAGCATTGCCTCCATGATTAGCCCGACGGTTGCCGATGCCGTCCTTCGCCCCGCCAAGACC